ATCATTGCGGAGTTTATTTAGGAAATGATGTATTTTTTCATCATGCAGTAAATAGATTATCATGCAGAGAATCTCTTTATCCTTTTTGGGGTAAACATATTATAGGAATATATCGTTATGCAGCGTAAAATTTACTTAGAAGGAGAATTAGGAGCTAAGTTTGGAAAAGAGTATACTATGAATGTAAACTCTTTCTCTGAAGTTTTTCGTTGTTTAGAATGTAACTTTTCTAATTTTAGAGAATATTTAATATCTTGTGCAGAAAATAATGTGGGTTTTGTATGTGAAGTTGCAGGTCAACCTCTAAATAGTGAAACAGAGTTGTTGCTTGAATACGGAGAAGGAGATATGGTAATTACTTCTATTCCCGCAGGATCTAAATCAGGAGCTTTAAAAATACTTGCGGCAATTGCTATAGCTACTCTAGTAATAATGAACCCAGCTATGTTTGTAACTGCTACAAACGCACAAACATTGGGAGCTATGGCTGCATCAGGAGTTGCGAATCCTGGAACTATTGCTTTACTAAAAGCAGGTGCAACTTTAAATCTTGCAGGACTTGCAGCAGCAGGTATTTCAGTACATTTAGCTATGACAGGTATGCAACAGATGATGGCACCAGATCCTAGTGTAGATAATGATCAAGAAGAAAGTTATTTATTTCAAGGAACGGGACAAGCACTAGTAGAAGGAGATCCTGTTCCTGTTTTATATGGAAAATTAAGAGTTCCTGGTAGACCGATAAGTTTACAATTAAGAAATGAAAGGTTAAATTTTACTGACCATGGAAAAGTCTATGCGGATTCTACGGCAGATACCACAAATGGAGTCACTGTAACTACTTCTGGCAGTAGTGGTGGTGGATCTGTATTATCGCAAGAAGAGCAACAAACTCAACTGCATAGATAAAGGAAAAATATAATGGGACGCATGACAACAAGAGGAAAAGGCGGAGGACAAAATAACTCATCTACTGGAGGTATGGGCTCTACTGCGCAAAATATAAATGTAACTGATTTAATTTGTGAGGGTCCTATTAAAGGACTTGTTGATGGAGTAGGTAGTTTATATTTAGATGATGTATCTGTAGAAGATGCAAGATTTTCGGATTTTAGTCCTGAATCTGCTTTAAACGGAAATATAACTTTTTCTGGAAGTGCAGTGGGAAGTGTATCTGCTGTTGTTGACATGAGTCGCTTAGAATTTGATGAAAATAGCCCAAGAACTCTCGAGCTATTGTATAAACAAACAACAGCCACTTTAACAAATAGTATTCAGCAAGGAAGAGGAACTAGATTAGTATTAGATGCTGTATCTGGTACACCTTTTGATAGTTCTTGGGAGAGCGGTTCTCAATTATCAGGAGCAGCCGAAGCTTTTGTAGTATTATTACATCCTGACACAAGCCCTATAACTGGACATTTTACAGTTACAGATAGTAACACTGTAAGATTTATTACTAATCATCCAACAGGACTTTCTAATAGTTTTCCTAGTGGTACATATACTATAAGTGTTTATTACTTTATACCAATAACAGCTATAAATACTTCAAACAATCAAATTACTCTTTCAACTACTCCGGCTTCAGGAAATTATGAGTTTAACATAGGTGGACAACAACAGTTTGATGATGATGGGGAAGTAACCGCTGCTACTGCGAGTCAAGTAAAAAAGATTAATAAACTTAGTATTGATTTTCGTAGAGGAAATCTAGAACAACCTACAACTTCGTCTGTCGGAGGAGTAGGAAGTTCTATTGGAATAGCTGGAAATACAGGAAATATTAGTGGTCCTCAAGAGTTAAAGATAATTAGTCAGTCTCTTTCAACTTCTTTAGGAATAGCAATACTTGATAAACAAGGTCTTCCAAATAGTGATGATAGCAAAGATTTTCCAGGAAGTCCTGATTACTCTGTTATGTCCAATTCTGCAACTATATTGCCAAGTTCAGCTTTCGGATTAAATACTGCAGCCAAAATAGCTGAAGTAGATGAAATTGGCTGGACAATAAGGTATCCTGCTTTTCAAATAATTAATTTAAATAGTGGAGATAAAGAAACTGCTTACGCATTTTATGTAATGCAAATTCGTTTTCAACAAGATGGTGCTTATGGTGAATATAAAGCTTTATTTCCTTCTCGTGGAAAATATGTAAAACATTTTGGAAATACGAGTGCTCCTGTATCTTTTGATCACCAAGTAAATTTAGATGGATACAGAAATATTATTGGACCTTTTGAAGACTTTCAAGTTCGTATAGTAAGAGTAACTCGACACATAGGACTTCCTGTTCGTTCTTCTGGCACAAATGAAGATGATACAAATAAGAAAAAATGGCAGCTTGTAGCAAACGCAGGAATTGAAAGTTTACGTGCAGTAATTAAAGATAATTTAAGTTATCCTTATAGCTCTTTGGCTTCTATAAGTTTTTCTTCCCGTCAATTTGATGGAATGCCCAAAACAAGTTATTTATTACAAGGAAAACTAGTAAAAGTACCCAATACTTATACTCCTCGCGAATATTCTAGCACAGGAATTGCAAAATACGAAGGTTTTTGGAATGGAGATTTTCATAGTGCTCCTGTTTATACAGATAATCCTGCTTGGGTATTTTATGATATTGTAACTAATAATCGTTATGGAGCAGGTAAATGGATAAAAGATTTTGATATTGATAAATATTCTCTTTACCGAATAGCAAGATATTGTGATGAATTAGTAGATGATGGAAGCGAGTATGATTCTACTAAACCTTTAGTAGTTGGACAATTCTATAGAATTAAAACAGCAGGAAATACTACTTGGACTTCTCTTGGATCTGCAAATAATAATGTAAATACTATTTTTCAGTCAACAGGAACAACTATAACAGGCACTGGAGTTGCTTGTAGAGTTGAGCCTCGTTTTCGTGCAAATGTATTTCTTACAAAAGCAACAGATGTTTATAAAGTCTTAAAAGATTTTTCAACAATTTTTCTCGGTATACTTTACTGGCAAGATAGCAAAATTACTCCTGTTCAAGACGCTCCACAAGACCCTATATATAACTTTACAAAAGGAAATGTAATAGATGGAGTTTTTTCTTATGAGTCTACAGGATCTCGTACTCGATCAAATCAAGTTGTAGTTACCTGGAACGATCCAACAATTAATTACGAGCCTGTTCCTCTTATTGTAGAAGACAGAGAAAGTATTGCCCGTACGGGTAGAATTATTAGTGAAGCTGCAGTAGCTTTTGGAGCAACCTCTGAAAGTCAAGCTATTCGTTATGGACGATGGAAGCTCTGGACTGCTCAAAATCAAACAGAGGTTGTTTCATTTAAAACTTCTTTAGCCGCACATTTTATTAAGCCTGGGGATGTAATAAACATACAAGACGCAGATAGATTTGGAATCGCTTATAGTGGTCGCACAAGCTCTGCTACTTCTACGACTCTTACTTTTGATCGAAATGTTTCTTTTAACTCTGGATCGACTTATCATCTTAGCACTCTTGTAACAGCTCCAGCAGCTTTAAATGCTTCTGAAGGAAGTATAACAGTAAATTCAGTAACATATGCAAGAGGAGAAAAAATTGATCAAGGATTTGTTTATAATGGATCAGCATATGTATTAGTAAATTTAGATACAGAAAAGAGAGCTTCTAATGCATTTACGGACTCTTCGGGAACTGAACTTATTCCTACAATTTGGAAACCCTATTCATATGTAGAAAGTCATGAGATTACGAACCCTGCAAGTACTACAAATGTTGTAACTCTTGCAAATTCTGCTACATTTGATACTACTCCCTCTAAGCATAATATCTGGGCACTAAAAGAAACAGTAGGTGGATTGAATGTTGCATCTTCTCAAAAAATGTATAAAGTACTAGGTATAGCAGAAGAAAGTCCTAATATTTTTGCAGTAGCTGCAGTTGCATATTTTAATGAAAAATTTACTGCAATCGAAGAAGATTATGCTCTTGGCACACTGCCTGACAGTATTTATATTGAGAATGAACCAACTACACTTCCTCGACCAATAAATCCTCGCGTTGTTCTTGCAACGGATGCTCAAAAACCAGGAGAAGAATTACTCTTTGAGTGGGATGAGCCAGAGTCTGATGCTGATTCTATTGTTCAATATGAAGTATTCCATACAATTGAAGGGATTGACAATCCTATAAAAACAAACAGTAGACAGGTTGTATTTAATAATGTACCAAACGGGAGTGTTACATTCAAAGTACGAGCTGTTTCTCGTTTAGGTAATCTTTCTTCCTATACTGCAATAGACTATGGAGTATACGATCCATATGGTGAAAATGTTCCTCGAATGGCAGGAGGTATTCCAAAAGGAATAATTTCAACTGCTCAAGGTGTTATTGACTCTAACAATTTTAAGTTTCAAGCAACAAATACAAGTGTTGCTTCAATAGCAAATCCATTTGTTACTTATACAATCACAGGCACAAAAAATATTTCAACTGTTTCTACAGGAAGAGAGTATTATCTTTATTTAGATGTTGCTACACCTTCTTTGAAACTGCTCGAGTATGACTCAACAGCACTTGCTGATTTACAGTTTTACAGAGACGTAGGCACGGGAAATGCGGCCATTTCAACTGCATGGACTTCTATTGGATCTGTAACAATTGCTGCAAACTCGAATGAAGTTACAGGAAGTAACTTTAATAATAATGTTCAGCTTCGAGACGTACTTAACTTATCAAACTCTACGAGTCCTTCTGGAGGAGACGGTGCGACTGTAATCTCTATTATTTCAGATACAAAACTACTAATTGATCGTACCTTTAATACTGCAAAGTCAGGCATTACTGCTTATCGCTCCGCTTTTCGACCAGACTATGCAAATGATTCTATCTTTGCTGAAATCACAAAGACTGGTAGCACAATATCAACAAATAATTTTATTACACTGAGAAGTTCTTCAGATGACACAGAGGGCACTACTGAAACGCTTGATGACGGAACAATTGCAGTAAAAGACGGTGGAATTAGTGTAGATAAAATTGCAGCAAACTCAATTACTGCTGATAAAATAGCAGCTAATAGCATCAATGCAGATAAGATAGCAGCAAACAGTATTACTGCAGATATGATTACTGCAAACTCTGTGGTATCTTCTTTAATTACTGCATCAAATATTCAAGCTTCTCACATTAAGTCAAACAGTATTGTTTCAACACTAATCTCTGCTACAACTGTAAATGCAGTTGATATTACAACAAGCACTCTTTCTGCTCTTACAGCAAATATGGGAGATATTACTGCGGGAACACTCAAAGGTGGAACAATACCAGATGCAAATGCGTCTCCTTCTGGCAGTGAAACTGGTGCCTTCATGGATCTTACCGCAGGAAAAATGGTATTTGGTAATGCAAGTAAGCATGTTCTTTTTGACGGATCAAATCTTGTTCTTTCTGGAGTTACAATTGATGCAAACTCTATTGTAAATACAACTGCAACTCCTGAAATAGTTATTAAGGAAGATGGCACAACAGAAGCAACTACCATTGCTTCATTTAATTTTACAAGTGGATTGAATGTTGCAGTTAGTGGAACAGAAGCGACACTTAGTTTAGATACTCCTACAGATAATAATTTTACAACTGGACTGTTAAATAAATTAAATGGAATTGCTACAAATGCAAATAATTTTTCTCTTCCGACTGCAAGTTCTTCTACTCTTGGTGGTATAAAAATTGGAAGCA